TCTCCTCCACCAGAGGCATATGGGTCTGGGTTTTGTGTTCTCACCATTGGATTTGGCATTGGTATATCAATGTCATCGTCTTTTTTAGAACGATTTTCATATTCTTTCTGCATCATTTGAGCATCAGTCATGGTCTGACCCATAAACGCAGCAGGTAAAACACCAGGTAGTGAGGCCGCTTTCACTGCGCTAGTAATTCCTTGGCTTGCGTTTGGAGCGAGTGCGGTTAAAAATTTGGGGGTCGATGCAGTTTCTACCGCTGATTGTATAGAAGGAGACTTCTCTGCAATACCTGCTAGTCCAGTGTTATTAGTAAGACTACCCACAACTTTACCACTTAAACCTGCGAGAAGACCTGTTTTTATTCCGTCTCCAATATCTCCAGTTTGTAAAAAAGATCCAAGACCTGCACCAATACCAGATAAAACAGGAGCCGAAAGACCACCAAGAATACCGCCTAATGCTGTCCCAGTCAAAGCTGTAGAACCCGCTAAGGCGGGTAGACCTATACTCATTAACAGGGGTAGAACCATACTAATCTCCAAAAGTTCTATTGAACTTTAACATTTATTATCTCAATCGTCTAGCCAACTATATATCTTCTTTGTTTTTTGAATGCGATCATCTAGCCCATGATGACCACCATTAACTCTTTTGGTTATTTTTTTAATGATTTCGTCCGTAACACCTTCATCAGCTATTTCAAATAGCCCATTCCTCTCAAAGAAAAACACAGCACTGTCCATAGCCAACTCATCTGCTATAGGTGAAGGATCATCTACAAGGCTGTCACGGCCTATATGCTCTGCGAACTGCTTGATATTTTTTGCGCCCGTCAATTGTATGAATCCTCGACCACGATTTTTCCAACCATCACCGCTCGACTCTGAACGATTACCCATGCGATCAGCATATACTTTATTTGCTAGCTTCTCAGGATTACGTGCATATGGCTCTGCTTCTTTCACAGTGCTGAACCTAGAAGGCCACACACGACACATTGTTTCTGCGCGATAGTTAAGGTTTTCTTCGGAGATCATGAAATTGCCACTCTCATGAGCAGCTTGCCCTAGAAGATGTGCGCCTCGCTTTGATGTCCAGTTGTAGTGCCTAGCTATTGCACGGGCTGTATTAGGCCCAAACGCGCCGTCTGCTGTAACACCACACTTCTCTTGTAAAATCTTTAGTGCTTCACTCATCTACAAACTCCTTCGTGCCGCAAACACGTTCATAGACCATGTCAGAGGTGTAACTCTCCGCCCATTTGTTTTCTGTAAAAGTACAAAAGTGCCACAAATCATTTACGTCTGCGTTAAGTAGCTCAATAATATCTTGTTGTGCAGATACTGTTCCCTCAAGATGTTCGATGTCGTGAACCATACCAGAGATATACCAAACCAACGCCACTAACTGCACAGCCATGGCAAAGACAAGAGCAACAGGTATTTTTAAATCTGTCATTATCTCCTCTTAAAGAAAGCTGTTGCCCCACGTATTCCAAAAGAGGCTGAAATTGCAATTCCAAGACTATAAAAATACCAGTCTGGCGCTTTAGAAAGCTGTTCAAAACCACGATCAACCCAACCCTCTGCACCTGGAATCCAACATAAAATTAATGGAATACTTAAAATAATTACAAACCATTCGTCCTTCCAACTAGACTTAGAACCCTCTGCCATGATGCGCTCCCAGTCAGCGATTGATGTCTCTTTCGAGAGCATTATTTTCGCTTTCGCTTCCGCCTCTGTTAGCTTGAGTTTTGCGTTTGCGGCATTTGCATCTGCTTTACCTTTGAGCCACCCACCTGCAAGTTCGGCTATCGGCCCTATCATCTGAGCAATCATACTAATTCCTCTTCAACAACTTTTTTCTTTGCAGAGGTAGATTCTTTACCCATCCATATGCCAAAACATCCTGTCAAAGCACCCATGCACACGGACACAAGACCACTCTGTGCAACAGATGGATCAGGTAAACTCATAAACCAATGCACTGCTTGGTATGTAAGAATAGTAACTGCCAACATCATAAGACGTGGTAAAACTTTCCAATCATCTAATACAGTAGCAGGCATTACTGACCTCCAAACCCACCAAACCTAGCAGCAAGCATGTTTGTAAAAGGAGAAAATTGTGACGGAGGCTGCTGTGGTCTACCCATTTGGTATGGATCACGAGGCAAGCCCACCATTCCTGGCGGCAGTTGAAGTCCAGTACGAGGGCCACCCTTACCACCACGCATAATCATATCCATACCTTGTTGATACTCTTGTTGTGGTGAAGGCATTGGCATGGGTTGAGGGAGCATCCCTTCTGCCATCCTGTTGATTTGCTGTCGCTCTGCTACGCTCATCATCTCCATAGGACGAGGGGCAAGGCGTTGTGCGCCACCAAGAACATCGTAGTTCTGAGCTGCATATTGAAATGCAGGACTCATATTAGGATTCTGAGCGTTACGAGCTGCTGCCATATAGTAAGGCATTTGACCTGCGCCTTGCTGAGATTCAAAAA